CAATTGGGCTAAGTTAGCTAAACCAGTTAATCCATTCGGTACAGAGCAATGGGAAGTGCAAATTGCTACTACAGATAAAGCTATTGCTGACGAATGGAAAGCTAACCATCTTGCAGTTAAGCAAGATAAAAATAATGCTGCTAAATTTACTGTCTCGCTAAAACGTAAAGTCTATAAGCAAGACGGCAGCACTAATGGTCCTGTAAGAGTATTCGATGCTCAAGCTAAACCATTCGAATCTGTTGCTAATATCGGTAACGGTTCCACTGGTAACGTCGTAGTTTATCAGTATCCATACGAAACTATGGGTAAGAAAGGTATCGCAGGTTCTCTAACTGCAATACAAATTACTTCTCTCGAAACCTACACAGCTGCAGTTGACTTCGAACCTGTAGTATCTGTAGATGAAGCTGAAGCTCCTGCTGAAACTAAAGAAGCTTCAATGCCGTTCTAAGTATCCTCCTCGAGAGCTCAAGGCTAATCCCTTGGGCTCTTAAAATTTAGTTAACCTTCATCCGAAAGTATACATCATGTCCACATATAATTTACCTCTAAATAATTGTGAAGCATCAAGATCTACAGGTTATAAGTTTACTGTGCCAAATAAAGCTGATCCTTCATTACTTAACTTAAAACGTAATATTCGTATAGCTAACTCTCTTTCTAAAACCTGGCTTCAGACTTACTGGGATAAAGATGGTGAGTATGCAACAGCACACTTCGATCGTCTTAAGAAAAACTTTAAACTATACAAAGTTTCTTTAATGGGTCGTGGTCCAAGAAGATGGAACACATATATGTCTCAGAACGTTCCTTTGTATCATGAGTTAAATGAAGTTGAAAAAGTATCTCTCATTAATAAATATCGCGAAGCGATGCAGTCTCCACGCGATAACAAAAACTCAAAGTACTTACACTTTGATTGTGATCGTAGTCTAAGACATAAGTTCGCAAATCGTTTTGATGTTTATGTTCATAGAGATTCTACTCACGAAAGAAAGTTCTTTACTTTTCTCGAAGATGATCTTTCATTCTCTGCTCAAAATAAAATTGCTAAGCTTCAAAATGAAATATGGAATATTGAATTAAACTCTAAAAGATATATTCGTAACACTAAAGTATTGAGGCAAGTATAATGGAAATTCACGGTATGCATATTGATAAACAGCAATTACTTACGTCACTCGATTCTATCAAGCAACTAACAGAAGTTGCTCAAGATCAAATACAATTTGCACAATCGCAAGTTCCTAATGACTTTGACGATCTTGTTCAATCAATTGACGAATGCGAAATTGCTATAAACGATTCGCTCGATGAAATAAATCAACTACTTTATCAAGTAGAATCAACCGATGAAATTTAGTATAGATCCACAAGGCGATAGTATATGGCACATTCTTGGTATACTATTGCCTATTCTTTTAATAATCCGTGCTCTATTATATTATGCTAACCAGAATCGAGGTACTTAATGACCAGAAAACATTTTATAGCATTTGCAGAATTATGTGCATATAATGATGTAGATGATGCAGTTGCTTATGATATAGCTAAAGTCTGTAAAACTTTTAACGGACAATTTAGTACTACAAAATTCTTTGATTATATTTATACACTCAAAGAAAAAATTAAAAGACACTAATTATGTTTGAAGCAGTTATTATAGCTTGCTTAAGCTTGCATATGCATCCTAACAATTGTATTACAGTTGTAGATACATACGGTCCATACCTTAACAAATCTCAATGTGAATCAAGAATCGAACAAATGCGTCCAATGATTATTGAAGACATGTTTCCTTACATACCACTCTCTTGGCAATGTTCTAAACCTGAATTTCATCTTAAACATAGAAAGATTCCATTATGATTATCGATAAACCTATTATATATTATGTAACTAAAGATCAAGTAGCTAAAAGATTGTCTAATCAAATTACATATATTCGCGAAGCAATTAAACCTAATAATGATAAATCAAATCTTCAAATTGCTACATTTCTTATCGAACATGTTATAGCTCAAATGCACGACCTTGAGAACTTTAACGAAATCAAACCATCTGTAATGCCATGATGTATGATCCATTCGATAAGTACGATAAAATGCTCGTGCTAATTATTATTTCTTTTTATATACTTTACTTAATCAATTAACCTGAGGAGTTACTTATGAATGACTTAAATCCTACTGAAACCATGTCTGAAGATGCAGCTGACAAAGCTGTTTGGGAAGCAGCTAAAGCCGAAGCACCTCATCCATATGAAGGTAACATCGGTGTTGGCGAGTATACTAAAAACGGTGATCTCAATAAAATATCTCAAAACATTATCGATGAAGTATGCTATAGAGTTGACAGTGAAAGAGAAGCCGCAATATATGCTATCGATGAATACATCAATGAACTAAAAGAAGGCGCAACCGAAAATATAAAAGCAGACATGACAGAATTTGTTGCTGATAAATATAATCTTAGTTATGAAGATGCTGATGTAATTATTAAAGGCTGTGGTGATTTCGATTTACTTGATGATGTTATTGATTCTAAAGTCGAAATGGAATTTGATTATCTAAACGCGAATAACTAATGAATATAGATTTATCAAATAAACAAATAGCTTTACTTCTCGATCTTATCGAACATCGTACATTCTTATTACGAAGCAGAATCGATAACGAAAAAGATCCTGAAGAAATTGCTAATCTCGAATCAACTCATGATAAACTTATTATACATGTAAAGGGCTAATATGTTATTATCACATTTTACTGTTACTAAAACTAAATCTTCAGTCGATAATATGTTTCGAGCATTTGCCAAAGCATCTTCAATCGACTTAGGTTTCATCACTAACGCTGATATAAAAGCTAAAACACATATCAATAGTTTACACTGGGTTCCTCTCGGTTCATTCAAAAATAAAAAGTTAGCTTACGATCATATAGCTACTTTAAAGAATTCGTTAATATAGAGTAGATTAAGTTGCGAAAATTTAACGAATAATATAGTTTACCAGAACCGGCGAAATTAATCGACAGTCTTCTATGACGATAGAGTAAACTATATAACATGCGCAATAAACTGACAAAGACTTTTTTGCATCCTACATTGCTTGAGATTACGTAAGGCTCGATTTATCGCGGTAATTCCTGTGAATGATTACGGGACATAAGTCTGACGACGGTCTACGAGGTGAGCGCGAAATTTGCAATGAGAGTCAAGGCCTCCGGCTTGGTAGCGCAAGTAAAAACGTAACTCTGAGTGTAACTACTAGCTCACTAGGCCTGGTGAGATTGCAAAAATAAGCCTAAGGTACATATAGTATCTTAGGCTTATTGATTTTTTAACGAACCACCATCCGACTAGTCTTGCAGTGCTGCTATCTTTGCTGCCAGTTCTTCTTCGGACAACTCCGCAGCATCTAACGCTAATGACGTCTGATCGATTCTCTGCAACTTTGGTTGCTCAAACTCTGCAAGTGCTAATGCTAATCTCTCAATTGTTTCCTGATCTTCAACCTGCATAGCTTTAACTAGCTGTACTTTAAGTATATCAACGGCTGAAGGCAACTCAGTAATAACATCATCCTTAATCTTTTTAAACTCAGAAGCGGATATTTTCATTGCTTCTCGTAGAGCTTTGTTTCTTCTGCGAGTTTCAGCACCTTTTGCCTGCATTTCTTTTGCTTTCTCAGAGTCCATAACAGGACGCAATTGTGCAAGTGAATTAGGATGCTTTCCGCAATTTTCGTATCCCATAATAATCTCCTAGTTAAATAATTACTTAAAGGAGACATTCAAAATTTTTAATAACCCACATCCGGAGATTCCAATGCTGAAAATAAATCCTATTGCAAAGGCGATAGCTTTGAATCGCCGGCGTACTGCTAGTCTTGTTGTACCTAACAAGAAAAAATATAATCGTAAAAAATCTAAAGAAGTGGCTAACGCCACTTTTTATAGAGATAATAATAAAGAAAGGTAGGCTATTATGGCTAAAGTTACTGCTACTAAAATATTACAAGAAGCTATTAAGCTTAAAGAAAAGAAAAGTCAAGACTATCAAGGTTCAATGTTTTCTGAAGAGGACTACTTTCCATTCGGAAATGCATCATATATGCACATGATTCATACTAAATATTTACGAATGAGAAGTTTATCTGATAAACCATTTCAAGATATAAACTTTGAATCACTTGAAGATACACTAACAGATATGTCAATCTATTGTGCAATGTTTCAAGCATATTTAGAAAATAAAAGAAATAGTGAAACCTGGCCACCACCAAGAAAGGAATAGAAATGGAATTACTTCCAAATGAAAGAGGCTATAAGAAAATAGCTCATGACATTTTACATAACGGTAGTTATCGTAAAACTAGAAATGGTCATGTAAGATCTTTACCTAATCAAATACTTAAAATTACAGGTTTAGATCATGGTGTATTTCCAATTATTACAACCAGATATATACACTGGCCTGGAATACTTGGTGAATATGCCGCATTAATAAGAGGCCCAAAGAATGTTGAAGACTTTGAAAGATGGGGTTGTAACTATTGGTCGTATCTTGGCGATGAAAATGGTAACCTTAACCTGGACTATGGTAATCTCTGGATTGATGCGGATGGTAGAAACCAGATGCAAGAAGTTGCTAATGATCTTCGTAATAATCCAACTAGTCGTCGCATGGTTATTAGTGGATGGAATCCTGGTAAACAAAATGATCTTAGTCTTCCCTGTTGTCACTACTCTTATCAGTTTTGGCGCAACGATGACTATGTGGATTTACTCTGGACCCAAAGATCTGGTGACTGGATGGTGGGGATTCCTAGTGATATGGTGCTCGCTGCTACTATGCTTTCTTGCTTCGCCTCTTATTGTCGTATTAAGCCAAGAAATATTACTATGATAATTGGTGATGCACATATTTATGAAGATCATTTTGATATAGCGAAAGTACAACTTGATAAAGTATGGTGGGAACCACCTAAATTTAGATTAAAGAAACAATGGGATATTCAAGGATTTAAACCTGAAGATCTTGGTATATTTGAATATAGACATAGAGGAAAATTAAGTTATGTATTTAAACCGTAATGATTGGGTAGCCGATATTGAAGTAATGCACGATAAATATAAAGCTAAAGAATGGGTTGTAAAACAATTTGAAGAAGGGAATTATGATATTTTACGTAAATTCTTAGCATATAGATTGGATTTTGTTGAAGAAGAATTCGAAGAAACATTAGATGCATTTGCAGATAATAATCCAAAAGAAATTGTTGATGGACTAATTGATATAATTGTTGTAGCAATTGGTACATTAGATTTATTTGGTGTTGATTCTATAAAAGTATGGAATGAAATACATAAATCTAATATGAATAAAGAAGTTGGCATAAAAGAATCTAGACCAAATCCTTTTGGCATGCCAGACTTAGTTAAACCAGAAGGTTGGAAACCACCCGTAATTACTTATGAAGATTGCGGTATTTTACCAGCATTATTAATGCAAATAAAATGGGAACCTAAAAAAAAATAAACTATCCATTTAAGTTTCCGCTTAATAAGATATACATAAAGGACGATAAGTCCGGAAAGGAATAATATGAAACTCACGTTTGATATTGAAACCGATGGAATTGATGCAACTAAAATATGGTGTTTAGTTGTACAAAATGTAGAAAGTAGTGGCGTACATAAGTTCACTAATGAAAATGATAAATATCCTAGTATCGCTGATGGTATTAGATTATTACAAGATGCTGAACTATTAATTGCTCATAATGGTATTGGATTTGATGCACTTATTATTAAGAAATTATATGGTGTTGATTTATACGAAAAGAAATTCTTTGATACCTGGATTGCATCACAAGTATTAAACTATCGAAGACCACATAAACATGGTCTTGCCGGATGGGGTGAGCATCTTAAGTATCCTAAGTTTGATTTTCATGAGTTCGATAGATACTCAGAAACAATGATGAACTATTGTGTTAGGGATGTTAAATTAAATACAGTTATATTTAAAAGATTAATGACTGAACTTGAAGCAATTAAATCAAAACAACCTATGATTAGTAAAGGTTTATCTTCTGAAATGGAAGCCGCTAAGTTTGATGCATATTGCAGATATTATGGTTGGTCATTTGATAAAGCTAACGCTTTGAAATTGCTAGATAAAATCAAATTACGTATGTCAGTAATCGAAAATAACATTGAACCTAAATTACCTCAGGTTACAAAGTTAATTGATAAGACACCAAAGATACCAAAGTTTACAAAGAAAGGTTACTATACAGCAACAACTGCACGTATACTATCTGAGTATTTAAATAAACAGGTAACAGCCGAAGATATAAGAGCATGGCCCGCAGGTAAAGAGTTTCAAAGAAAAATTACAACACCTGCAAACTTAGGTAACTTAGAACAAGTTAAAGAATATCTATATTCAATTGGATGGAAACCTGATGATTGGAAAATGGAAAGAGTTGGTAGAGAGTTTGTAAAGAAAACACCTAAACTAACTAAGACTTCATTAGATAAACTTGGATTTGATGGTTCATCTATACATCACTGGACTACACTTAGATCACGTAAAGGTGTTATCGAAGGTTGGTTAAGAGACTTAAAAGATGACAGATTACATGGTAAACTTTGGATTGTAGGCACTCCTACCTTTCGATGTAGACATGAAGTTATTGCTAATCTTCCAGCAGTTGATGCTGAATTAGGTAAAGAATTACGTGAACTATTAGTAGCAGAACCTGGAAGAAAAATTGTAGGTGCTGACTCTAGTGGTAATCAATTTAGATCTCTTGCTCATTATGTTAAAGATGAAAATCTTACTAATCAAATTATGAGTGGTGATATACATCAATATAATGCAGATATTATAGGAACAACTAGACGTATTGCAAAGACCTGGATTTATGCTTTCTTATTTGGTGCAGGTGCAACTAAACTTGGTAAAGTATTATCAGGTGTTGGTAATATAAAAGTTGGTAAAGAATCTGTTGAAAAATATGGTGATGCAATACCTGGTCTTAAAAGTTTGAAAGAAAAGATTGAAGACATATGGCAAACAACTGATAATCAATTATCAACTGAAGGTTATATTCCAGGTCTTGATGGTCGTAGAGTATATACACCACAAGCTTATCAAACTTTAAATTATTTGTTGCAAAGTTGTGAAGCTATTACAACTAAAGCTGCCTTAGCATATCAAATGAAAAAGATTAAAGAAGAAAATCTTGATGCTCAACCTAGACTTTATTATCATGATGAAGTTGCATGGTCTGCGTCTGATAAAGATGCTGATAGAGTATTACAAATTCTTATTGAATCATTTGCTGAAGGTCCTAAAGAAGTTGGCGTTAATATAATGGCTGGCGAAGGAACAATCGGTAACAACTATGCAGAGGTACACTAATGATTAAAACTATTCCAATAACACAAGACTTTATTGATCAACGAGATATTCGTGCAGAAAAATATAATCCTAATGGTCGTAGTCTTGAAAAATTAAAGCTTGATATTGAATGTGAAGTTTATGAATGGCATCAAATAAAAACAGGACACTGGGAAGAACACCCATCTTGGAAAGTTGATGGCACATTTAAAGGTATTAATATTGACGTAAAGTTTATTAAAACCTGGTACAATATACCAATAAAGAAAATGATTTACTTACTACAGCAAAGAGATACTACTCATGAATTCTTTTTCTGTGAATGGCATTCAAGACCTGAACGATTATTAGAATCAGGTGATGAAGTTAAAGTAAATACACTTGGCATACTACAATACTGGGATCTAGTAGATTTAATTAAACCATCTAGATTTAATGGATTTTATGCAGACGTAAGAAAGGCGTTAGGATAATGACAAATAAAAATATTAATATGTTTGTAGATACGGATTCTATATTCTTTAAGATTGCGTATAACGCAAAGACTGAAAATGAATTACGTAAAAGTTTTAATACTTTTTGTAATACAATGGAACTAAGCATTAAAGAAAAACTTTCTAATCCTTTTGATGAAGAAGAAAACTTTTCTGTTTTATATGCTATTAAAGGTTTAAATAATTTTCGTAAAGAATTATCCGGAGATTACAAAGCTAAACGACCTGAGCTAGATCAAGATATAAAAGATCGCTTAAACTTTTTGCATAAGCATGCAGTAAAGAAGGGAGCTATTGAAGCTACTGGTATGGAAGCAGATGATTTAGTTTCTATATGGGCATACGAAGCACGTGAAAGAAAAGAACAATACGTAATATGTGGTATTGATAAAGATCTATTACAAATTCCAGGCAATCATTATAATTATAATAAAGCAACCTGGCAATTTATAGGTGATGAAGCTGCACATTATAATTTAATGATACAATGTTTAACTGGTGATAGTACAGATAATATCATGGGACTAAAAGGTATTGGTCCTAAGAAAGCTGCAAAGTTACTTGATGGTTTATCTAGTGCTGATCTATGGCCTAAGGTTCAAGACCTTTGGAAAGAACATGGTTATCATCATGAACAATGTTTAGTTAGCTATAACTTGTTACGTATGTTAACGACATGGGAAGAATATGAAAAAGTTAAAACATACATTCAAAATAAAACCTCTGTCCGCAAATCAAATGACATACAGAAACAAAGCAATAAAGCAAATTAAATATATTGAATATCAAAATGATTTACGGGATGAAATGAAGGGAGTAAAATGGATATTCTCTTCTCATCCTGTTTCATTTAAAATTATTGCTGGGTTTTCAAATAAAGCTGCGGATTTAGATAATGTAATAAAACCTTTGTTCGATACTTATCAAGGTATCTTTGAAGAGTTCAATGATAATAAAGTTTATTATGCTGAACTACATAAAAAGATTGTACCTAAAGGTGAAGAGTATTTAACAGTTGAAGTGAAAGAATATAAAAATGAAAAATTATAAACAAACGGAATGTCCGAAGTGCGATTCATCAGATGCATTTACAATTTATGAAGATGGCGCTTATTGTTTTTCCTGTAATTATTCAACAAATAAAGTTAACAATAACAATAACTTAGTTAAAGAAAGTCAATCTAATATGTTAGAAGAAATAAAAGATTTAAATAGCTTTGCAATTACGTCAAGAGGTATATCAAAACAAATTGTAGATCACTTTGGAATTAAGATGTCAGTAAATCCTGATGGCTCTGGTGGTTCACACTTTTATCCATACACTAATAAGTATGATGGTAAAGTAATTGCATGGAAAGAAAGAAAATTACCTAAAGATTTTATTATACATGGTAACTTTACTAACGTAGAATTATTTGGTCAAGCCTCTGCAACAGGTGGTAAGACGCTTGTTATTACTGAAGGTGAGTTGGATGCATGTGCAGTAGCTCAAGCATTTTTATCAAAGTATAATAAAATATATTCTGTTGTAGCTATACCTAGCGCATCTGGATGCAATACATTATTGCAAGAAAGAGAATGGGTACAAAAGTTTGATAGTGTTATACTATTCTTTGATCAAGATGAAGCTGGTAAGAAAGCTATTGAAAAAGCTGCAAAGATTATCGGCGCTGGTAAAGTTAAAGTAGCAAAGCTATTAGAGAAAGATCCTTGTGAACAACTATTAAAGCATGGATTCCAATCTTTAATTGATAGCTACTGGTCAGCACAAACCTGGTCGCCAGCTGGTATTATAACTGGTGAATCAATATGGGAACAATACAAAGAAAGACAATCAACTAAGTCTTTACCTTATCCCGATTGTTTGAAAGGATTAAATGATAAACTAAAAGGTATACGACATGGCGAGATTACGTTGTTCACTAGCGGTACTGGTTCTGGTAAAAGTACTGTTGTCAAAGAAATTATCTTGGACTTACTTCACAAGACTGAGGATAAGATTGGTCTCATATCTCTTGAAGAAAGTGTCGGTGATACAGCCGAAAAATTCATCGACATGGTACTTAAACGGGGAACACGGGAAACTGTTGAGCCTACGCAGCAAGAACGAGACGCTTACCTGGAAGTATTTGGAAATGAGAACCTTGTACTCCTCGACCATCAAGGATCTGTCGGAGACTCTTCGTTAATAGATAAGATAGAATATATGGCATTGATGGGTTGTAAATATCTTATCCTAGATCATATTACTATTGCAGTATCCGAAGGTACTGAAGGTTTATCTGGTAACGAAGCAGTTGATAAAGTTATGTCAGACTTACTTAAGATTGTAAAGAAACATAATGTATGGCTATGTTTGATTTCTCATTTACGTAAAGCACCTGGTGGTGGTACATCATTTGAAGAGGGTAAGCTTGCATCTATTGATGATATTAAAGGTTCAGGTTCTATCAAACAAATATCATTTGATATTGTAACCTTTGCTAGAAACTTAGTATCTGAAGATCCAACTGAAAGAAATACAATTAGATTTAGAGTTCTTAAATCTAGATTTACTGGTCTTACAGGTTCCGCTGGTGGTGCTATTTATAATCCTGATACTGGTAGATTAGCTTCTTCTAACACTGATTTTGTGAGCGTTTAAATGCCTGATAATATGTTACAATTTAATAAGAAAACCAGGTACGATTATTTGTACCTGGATATTGCGCAATGTATAACAAAGATGTCTTTTGATAGACACACAAAAGTTGGTGCTATTATTGTAAAAGATAATAACATATTAGCTTTTGGATTTAATGGTATGCCAGCTGGTATGGATAATGAATGTAAAGATTCTAAAGGAAAAACTAAACCTGAAGTTATTCATGCCGAAGCAAATGCTATTTGTAAAGTAGCTAGAACAACTGGCAGCTGTGAAGGGGCTACTATATACTGTACTCATGCACCATGTATTGAATGTTGTAAACTTATATTACAGAGTGGTATTAAAAGAGTTGTATATAAACACGCACATTTACAAAGCTGGTTTGAAAATAGTCCAGATGTATTAAGAGAAAATAATATTGAAGTAGATCATCTAACATAAAGGATTAGTATGGAGACACAATTAAAATATTTAGAGAATAAAATTGTAAAATCTAAAGCGCATATTGCTTGTAGCTTATTAAAGAATGTCTCTTCAGATAACTTAAAATCTTATTTAGTATTTACTATGGATACTATACAACAACACTTTACTAGGAATAGTACTCGAGGAAATAAATCATATCAAGGTGAAGCTAACTTAACGCATTTAAGTATAGCAGTTGGTTCTTTTATATTAGATGAAATTAAATATTCTAATAAAGACCACGCACCTTGGGATTGGTTTAGACTAAGAGCTATGATGGGTGATTTATTTATAGAAGCTTTCTATCAAACGCATCAAATTAATATTGGTAAAACTAAAGAAAATAATTTTATACCAGTAGAAAATTTAGATCGAAGTCTTAAAAGAAGTAGAGCTCATTATATTGTTACACCCGAATTATGGAATTTAATTATTCCTGATAGTAGAAGAGACTTATTACGAGGTACAACTTTTGAAAAGCCTAAAGATATTGATAGCTTAATTCAAAGCGAAACTTTAAAACCTGTTATTAAAGGCTGGGATTATAGTAGACGTAATGAATTTAATAAGCATATTAATAATAATTTTATTAAGAGTATGAATGTACTACAGCAAACTTCTTGGAAAATAAATACAGAAGTAAGAAGTATATTACATATTAATCGTAATAAATTATTAAATCAATATAAAGCATTTCCAAAGAAATACAAATCAAAAATTATAGAATTTGATTTAACTATGGCAAGAGCGGATACGATAAAAGAAGAAGCATTCTATCAATATGTTGAAGCAGATTATCGTGGTCGTATATATTATACTACGCCGTTCTTAAACTTTCAGGGTAACGATTTAGCTAGAGGACAAATGTTATTTGCTGAAGGTAAACTTATGACTGACGAAGGATTAAGAAGATTAAAGATACATATTGCTTGTTCTTATAATCAAACTTTTAATAAAGGAAACTTACCTGAGTGGTTAACAACAGACTATAAACCTTTCCTTGAAAATGAAGGATTGGAAGATATATCTGTAGATAAAATGACATTAGAAGATCGTGAAGCTTGGACCGATAATAATATAGATTTTATATTAGATCTAGCTGAAAAGAAAATGATTGATGCTAATGCCGAAAAACCTGTATCATTATTAGCTGCAGCTTTAGAAATTTATAATGCAACTAAAACTGAAGGACCTTATATTAGTTTCTTACCTATACCAATTGACGGTAGTAATAACGGATGGCAACATCTATCTGCAATGTCAAAAGATAAACAGGCAGGAGAATTAGTAGGAGTTGTTCCTCAGAAAATACAGAAAGACTTTTATGTACAATGTGCTAAAAGTTTAATAAAGAAAGCGCCTGAATGGTTTGAAGAACGTCAAATGCCAATGAAGCATATTCGAAAAGGTATTACTAAAAGAGGTTCAATGACTAGAGCTTATAGTGCTGGTGCTTTAAAGATAGCAGAAAACATGTATCTTGATTGTCATGTTGAAGGTTATCTCGAAAAATATAATATAACTGAGGACGATTGCTTAATGCTTTCTAGGAAACTAGTTAAAGCAATTGATGAAGTGTGTGCTGGACCATTACAAACGATGAAGTTTTTACAAAAGATTGCTGAATCAGAAATTGCTTCTGACTATGCAAAGAATAATAGACTGAAATCAATTAAGTGGACTACACCTTCAGGCTTTCCAGTTATTTACGAATCGTTTACGGAAAACGAATTCAAAGAAAAGGCAACAATTAGTTGTAGCGAAAGAGAAGTAAAGCCAACAATTCTTAAAGAAGATGGTTCTAAAGAAGAAACTGATACAATAAGAATACAGCATGTTGGTAAAGAGCCTACAGATAAACCAAGAATAAGATCTTTTATGTCTGGTATCTCACCTAACTTTGTGCATTCTATGGATGCTGCTCATATGGCTAATGTAATTTGTGAATGGGAGGGAGATTTTGGTGCAGTCCATGATTCCTTTAGCGTTCATGCATGCGATATAGATAAACTTTTATTATTAATTAAAGATAAGTTTATTAATATGTATAGCTATCCTAATTTCTTTGATGTAATTCAAAAGATGATTGTAACTAATCCGGATTTTAATCATGAGCAACCTAAAATAGGCGAACTAAATATTAAGGAGGTACAAAGTAGTGACTACTTCTTCGCGTAAAGGAATGCTGCCAGTAAGACTTGGTATAGAACCAGATAATGCTACAGCACTTGAAGGCTTAGGGTTAAACCCTGAGCTTTCAAATACAATGAGTGACAGACAACTTGATGAACATGTTATAGAAGAGGAATATAAAAGAGTAATTGAGTGGTTTAAAAGTAAAGATAATGAAACTGAAGGTATTAAAGCTGCTAATGAATTTAAAAGTTTAGCACTTAAACAAATTAAAAATCAATAATGGTAGAATACTTTTGGCCTAATTGGTGGGAATGGTGGTTAACAATTGCTATTACTACTAACACTATATTAAATATGGTTGTATTCTTTAAAGGTAGAATCTATATAAAAAAGAAATAAAAAAACCCCAAGAGTATCCTAAGATATTCTTGGGGTTATTTTTTTAACGTTACCGTAGTCCCTTTATGCGGTGATAACGATGTAATAATTTTACATGATAGTTATAAAAATAGTTTCCTATATTAAGAAAAGGTTTTGAAAAAGTTAAACATAAATTACTAAGGCGTAATATTAACATTCATTGTATCCTCATTTTTAATTTGTGATCTAAGTTCTGCTCTACGTTTTTGTAGTGTATTTAAAGCAGCATTATTTCTTGCTCTAAGATTTAAACCTTCTGGTCCTATAACTAATGAAAGCAATTCTTTAACCTGTCCCATAGTAAGTTGTTCTGCTTTAAGATTAATATCAGATTTTTCTATATATCTTTTAATGGCAGCTGATTTTCCTGCAGCATTTAAAGTTTTTCTTTTACTATATGCATCTATAGTTTCGCCTTCAGCTTTTCTTTCATCACTCATACGAGAAAACATTGTAGTTAAATTACTATAAGATTTACCAGTACCAGAAACTTCTGTAAACAAATGAGCTAATCCCTTGAATGCTGCACCTGGTTGTAAGCTACTTGCAGCTTGCCAATTTATTGTATCGCTATCATTCATAGCATTAACTTTTGTCATTGTTTCATTATACCAATCATCTAATATTGTTTGTGTATAATCGTGATTCATTAGAGATTCTTTATGATGCTTATTTGCTTCAGCTCGGACAGCTGAAAATGATCCTAAGTCTACTATAAACGCATCAAAAATAGGAAGCGCAAAAGTATTTGATCCACCTAATCTTTCTGTATCAGATTGGATTCTATTATAAGAACCACCACTTAATGTACGACCAACCATATTTCCATCATAACTTTGTACAGGTACGGGTAAAGATAATCCTACAGTTCGACCACCAACCTGATCTTTTCCTTGAACTTTTCTTACAGCTGAAGGAGACGTTTTAGTTTTATAAAATTGTACAGTTACTTTTCTTCTTGGATCTTTAAATTCAAATGAACTTTGCTTTACATTTTCTGGATCTGTTTCTTTAGCAGACAAGTAAGAAGTAAAACCCATTGCATTTTTAAATGATAAAACATTTTCCGTTAATACAGAAAGTTGTGCATTACTTTTAACAACTTGATTAATCTGTAAAGTTTCAGGATCAAAGGTTTCATATATTGAATCAACTAATAATGAATGTAAAAAGTTAATTACTTTACCTTGATCAAGACCGTTTTGATTTATCAGTTGTGTAATTTCACCACCCTGAAATACAGTTGCATCAACATGCTGTTGTAAAGAAACTAAATCCTGACCATATCCCATAGTCATAGGTGATTTTTTTAAAAATCTTTCTTTATCTTTAATAGCAAACTCTAAAATTTCTCTATAAATTGGTGCTTGATTTTCAGGGATACCACCAATACCTGTAGCTGCATCAACTTTATTTCTCATAGTATCTGCCATTGCATCACGCAAATCTTTATACTCATCTAGCTTAGCTGTAATATTACCTATAGCTGGTGTTAAAGTTCCGGATCTTTTTGCAATTGGTACACTTCCTAATAGCATAGCCATTGTTGCAGGTCCATGTGTTTTACCATCTATCTCTGCAATAATTGAAGACTTATGTATTGTATTTGTTTTACTTGCATTATCCCATTTAGCTAAGTCCATAAAGTAATCCGCATATAATATTGCTTCTTCTTTTTCTTCACCTAAAAATGTTTTTAAATCATTACCTAATTCATCTTTATATTCATCTCTTATTCTTTGTTTAATATCAGCTTTAGCCTGATTAGATTGAGCAGACTCTGGTGCTTTTACAACCTCTCTTAGTTGTAACATTAACTGTTTACTATTTTCAGTATTAAAATTAGCTGTAGCAGTTAACAATTGATTACCCCATCTAACATATTGTGAATATAAACCACCTTGTGTTAGTGCTTCTTGATCAAATATTCTTATACGCTCTTCGGCTGATCTAGAAAATCCCATATCTTTTTTAAATGCTTTTTCATATAGCTTTGTAGATAAAATTTCTTTCCAGTTTCTTTCAATTTCACCATTTGTATTTGGTTTAAATTGATAAATATTTCCACTACCTGTTAAGAAACGAATTAGCTTATGTGCCTGTGGACTATATACAGTTTGTTGATCATGTATCCTACCGGTTAATGCTTGTAAAGCAAAAGTTAAATGATTAGCTTTTCCTGAATACTCAGCTGCACCACCAATAACATTTAAAAACTTTTCTCTTTGTTCTTGTATAATACTATTAGGATTATAATTTTCAGCAAGCTTTTGCAGGCTCTTTGATTTTTCTTCTAGTCCTTGTTCAGCAGCACGCTTAGCCGCAAAGAATAGCAATCTTTTTTCAGCTTCAGCTTCTTTAAATTTTTCTGTGCCTATTTGAAATATACTTGCATAAGTTTGTTGATTCGGATCTGTGCTAAGAGAATTTATTATTGCAGATGTACCTAACATAAATACTAACGCTTCTCTACGAGGATCGTTTATAAAGGCTGTCTTGTTTGCATTGATCATTGCTTCATCAACAATACTAGTATCACCCATTTTTCCTAGTACAGTAGTTACATTTCTTGTATATGTTTTTGCTTCAGTTTCTTTCTTACCTGTTTCAGTAGGAGCTAAGTTAGGTTTTACTTCAGGTTGTGCCATAAAACCTTTTGCTTTATTTCTTAATACTTCAATAGCTCTTACACCATTTGGTTGTAAAGTAAAAATTACTTGACCATCTTGCAAAACAGGTTCGCGATATAATACATCAGGATTTGATTCAGCGTAAACTTCTTTTGCTTGATCTCCTAAAAAAGTAAAAGCTTCAGAGCTTACTTGATCATAGTCTTGAACATATGAATCCGTATCTAAACCTTTTTGTTCGGCTTGTACTCTTTTCCAATTTCTATAAATATCTCGACCCAACTTTTCATTACCTTTTGCTTTAGTAAACTTATAACCTAAAGGTTGAAATGGTTCTATATTACCTTCTGGATCTGTACCTTCTTTAACATCTGCAAATTGATCTACATTATTATCAGCTTGAAACATTGATTGTAATAATGATTGTTCAACAGTTAAAGACATAACACGTCCTAACTCTGGATCAATAACCATATTACCATCAGGTGCTACAATAGATGCATCAAGTAAATCTTTTTGAAACATTAAAGCCTGTGTGCCTACATTAACAAGTGAACCTTTTTTAATAGGTGCTGTTGGCTGTATGTCAGAAGTAGCTCTATCTTCAAATGCAGTTTCTGTAAAACCAGTTTCAACTAAAACACTATCATCGCCAGTTTGTTTTGCTAAAGCTAAAGACTCAGGTGTATACCTAATATTTTTTGTTACCTTTGTACCTGCAACTTTTTCTTGAAAAACTTTATTAAAATTTTCACCTCTTTGAAGTGCTTGATAGTATGGCATATTTTTATTAACAGCATCAGGATCTAAACTTGTTACACCTAAAGTACTTAAAATAGATGGTACTCGATCTAACTCTCTTTGCTGTGTATCTAAATCTGTTGTTGCACCTTCAATTAATGTTTGTGATACATTATCAACTGGGGCGCTTGGTTCTACTGCAATATCTTCATTTATTTCTGGAGCTAATGCTTCACCTGTTACTTCAGTTCCTAATAAAAAAGGATTATCTTCTGGTTTAGAAGGTAACTCTGTAGGTGTAACTGGTGCAAATAATTGTTCAGTTGGTATATTAGCTGCACTATCTTCTAAAGGTAATTTTAATTGTGCACCTGGTAATACACTTGGTCCGCTAAATTTAGCCATAATTAATCTCCAAATACGCCACTAGCTATATTCCTATTAAATTGATTGAAAGGTCCAGTGAATGGTGTAGTTTTTAATACCCTATAAAAACCAGTTTCCGGATCACCATCGACAAATTTTTCAGTAGCACTTATAACTCTTGCTACGTTTGATAATGAAGCAGCCTCACCTGATACAGTTGTAAATAACCATTCAGCCGAGTTCTTAGATGATGATTCATAGATAGGAAAGAAAAAGTTTAATGGTCTTTCAGCTACTCCTAATAATCCTGAAGAACCTAATCCTCTTTGAATTTTTTCCATATCATCTAAGTAAGGTGAAGGCTTACCATACTTTAATAAATCTTTTAAATATTGTGAGGCAAATCCTAATGCAATCATAGTTGTCATAACAGCAAAAGCATTATACTTCATTGCAGGTGTACCACGTTTAACATACTCACCCCACATTCTAGGAATATGGTTTGCTGTAAATGTAGCAATAAAACCTTGGAACTGTGTGAACAAAGCTAAGTGTTGGTTCTGATAAAACAATGGTCTATTATAAGTACCAGGTAATGCAATAGCTTCATTAACAAAGTTAGCAGAAGCTTGATGCATCATATCATCAAACTCTTTATTTTCTTCAGCTGTCCATTGTCTAGTATTAATAGAATTTAATTCAATTATTCTATCAACATTAATACCTAAGTTTCTTAACTGCTCTTCAGCTTCTTGAATTTCATTAGTATATATTACATCTTTTTGAAATAACGGCATAGTGCTTTCTTGTCTATACGTATTAATCAAATTAACTTTATCCATAACAAAGTCACTAGCAATTGATGCTCTAATACTTCTTGTATAATCTGTCCATTGTTGTAGCAAAATAATTCTAAAGAAATTATCTAGTAACCTTCTTGACCCATGCGAATTTTCAGTAGCACCTGTCGTTTGTGCAGCACCTACATCCCAATCAAAGTAACCTAGTCTTTTAATATTAGATTGTCTTTGTTCTTTTGCTAATTGTCTTTCAGTTGAAGAAAATCTAGGATCTTTAATTGTTGCCCAAGCTGCTTGTGCAAATTCTTTACTTGCATTCATAATTGTTTTAGATACTTGACCTGGATTTAAAGCTCTAGTTGTAATTGCTAATTCAACAAACGAAGATATAACTGCCATAGGTAAGCCAGCCATAGTTGTCCAGAATAATAAGTTCTTTTGGATCTTACTCATTGTTGTATTATCTATACGCTTATAGTTACCTGACTCTGCATCTAAATAATCTTGTAGTTGTGCTGCAATCTTATTTACTTTATCTGCTGATACTCCTTGCTCTAATGCTTGATTAAGTTTTTCATTTATCTTTTCATTATTATCACCAAGAAATTCTTGATAAGTAATAAATCTCGAAGCTGACTTTGCAGCATTAGATATATTTAAAAATGCATCGCTTTCCATATACTCATCGAATGCAGCATTTTCTGCTAAGCCTAACCTTCTTTTTTTATGTGCGGCTGGTATAAACTTTCCTTTACCTACCTGAAATAAACTATCAGCATCAGTAACATCACCAGAATCTAGTATCTCTCTAGTTAAATCTTTAGCTGTATTTAAATCCATATTATATTCTTTAACTAATGCTGCTGCAAATCCATTAGGATTTTTTTCAATAGCAACTTTATTAAATGATTTATATCTTTGTAAATAGTTTTGTAGATAACCTACTTCAAATTTTCTACCGTTATTTTCTCTAGCATTTTTTTGATCTTGATATAATGTGTTTGATAAGTTTTGTGTATCTTTATACCATTTAGATAACCAGGCTTCATGCTTTTTTAAATCATCAGGTAATGTATCCCACTTAACTTTTACTTTTTTACCAACCCATGTATTAAACTTTTGTATAATACCTGATAATTCTTTTTGATTAATTGATGTAAACCCTGCAGCTTTTGCAATCTCTGCAGGCGTTTGCACCATATTACGATACTTACTTAATTGATTATGCTTTTTTTCTTCAAAGTGTTCACCTGAATGTATACGCTGTAAGTTACCACCAAACATACTGGCTAGTTCTCGCATAGCTTGTGCAGATCTTTGAGTTGCTTCATCAAATATAAATCGTGTTGATCCTTTCCATAATACTGGTATACTACCCCACATATCTTTTACTTTATCAAAAGTATCTTTTTGTTTAGTATTTTTTCTACCAGCATCAACCTTATCTTTAAACTGAGAAGCAGTTGTTCCTCTTCTTTGTACACCTGATGCTGCCTTAGTATTAATTTCTTTTATATCTTGTATTCTATTTGTTTTTCTTTTTTCTTCATTTGCCATTTCACCTGCAAACGATAACTTATTTGCATCAGCTTCAGCTTGACCGACTGCAATATTTGCCCAAGCTCCTGCATCATATGCAGCACCAGGAATTGCAAAGGCTTTACCCATAGTTCCACCAGCAATTGCAGCGTTTAATAATCTATTTTGTAACTCAACAGCATCAAACTCTTTATCACTACCATAAGTTGCAGCTAAATAACCTGTTAGTTCTTGTCCAACTTCAGTAGATCCTTCACCAACAAAACCAATTGCACCACGTTTTGCAATAGTTTTTAATAAGTTACGAGCTTTTAATTGTTCTTTTGCAACCTTAGCAGCGTTACCTAATAGCTTAGCTGCTTCTAATCTAGTTAGTTTATTAATAGTTGATCTTGCAGCAGCTGCTGAAACATTATTTTTTTTCATAACAGCTTGAACAAGTTTATTTCTAAAGGTACCGTTAAGTAATGTTCCTTTTGTATTACCTAACAATAACTTCACACCTAGTCGATCTAATAAAGTTTGTGTAACACCTGAAGCAACAGCTAGTGTTGCACTTCTATTGTTACCTTCCATCTCATTCCAGGTTTGTCCGGTATATATAGATACAGGTAACGCAAGCGACACACCTTTTGTTACAGGTGCTAAAGCACTACCAATCATTGTTGCACCCATATAAGGTAATGATATAGCAACATTTGTTCCTAGGTATTCAAAGAACTCTCCCATACTACTAATGTCCCATTCGTTTCCGATAACATTACCTTCATCATCAAGAACAGGTTTTAGTGCATTCATTTTTAAATCTGGTTTCTCAGCAAGGTAAGCTCGTTGTCTTGCTATACCTGCTTCACCAATTTCTTCTAGCCAATTAAAATCAGTTTTTTCACCAATCATTTCAGCCATACCATACATACCTTCAATAGCACCAGTCCAACCTACATCAAAGCCTTCACTAAAAGGATGTAATGCTTTGTTATCAATTGAACGATCTTGCCAATCTTGAAGTACAGTATGTGATTGATAATTCTTAGCTTCTTGTTGTCTTAATGCATAAGCTAATATTGTTTCGCCTGGTTGTCTTGGCGCATTTAATCTAGCTAATTCTTTTTCATTAAGCGCAACCTTTTTAAATTCTTTACCATACCAGTTTTCAGCATCAGCTGCATTTTCAATTGCAAGCTTTGCTTTTTCAAATTCATTTAAAGGACGATTATTAAAATGATCATTCTGATAATCTTGCTTAACAGCTTGTCCCCATTGCCATGCTAATATTTCATCAGGAGTGCTATATTTATTTAAATTTAATATACCATGCCTAGCAACTGTTTCTGTAAAGTCTCTACCAGAATCATCAGTTAATCTAACTAATTGACGACTACCTGTTGCATCTAGCTTAGGACTTCCATCTTCATTTGTTAAGTAATGTATATTATGAAAACCAAATTGCTCAGCTAAAGTTTGCATTTGTTTATAAGCTGCGGTACCACCTGGAGTTCCAGGACTAAATCCATCTTCAATAATTTTTAAAGTTTCTGGTGCATCTAATCCTTCAATTCTAAGTAGCTGTCCTTTAGTATTTCTTAAAGTATCTCCATCAATAAAAGTATGTCCATTACTATTTGGTATTTCTGTTTGAATAGGTGCAAACAGTTCTGAAGTAGATTCGACTGTTATCATATAGTACTCCTATTTACTTTGAGCTAATCTTAATTTATTAGCTTCAATTGCTTGTTGTAAATAATAACCAAACGGTGTATAACCATCAGGTGTATTTGCAACATACTTTGCTCTGTCAGGATCTTGTAAGAAAGATTGATTTAGTTTACCATAAAATCCTTGCAATGCTTCCTTTTGTTGTTTAGCGTTATTATTACCTGGCAAAATCATATTTAATACGTCTTGATTCATTGTTTTAAATTTATCATTATTTAATTTATAAACTGTGTCACCAATTTTTTCTTCAGTAATACCCATTACACCTGCAATATTTCTCATTTCTAATTGTTCTAAATAAGGAATCAATGTAGTTGCTTGAATATTTCTTGCAGTTGAATCTTGAATTGCTAACTCATATGCGCTTTGAATTTGACCACCAAGCTGCTGCATATTGTAACCATTTTTCTTAGCCCATAATGCAACATTTTGTGCGTCACCTTCAGGTAATATTTTAGTTACATATGTTTTCTTTTTACTACCAAGCTTATCAGTTTTAGTAATTGTTTCATCGTAAGTTGTTCTATTTTGTGCAATTATTTTTGAAACAATAGAGGCTTGTGCATTAACTTCTTTTTGATACTCATCAGAAGTTGGAACTAATTTAGCATCATCATGATGTCCTTGAGGTACTCTAGTTTTACCACCATCATAAGAATAATAACTTATATTTTTACCATCAGGTGTAGTAATATTATATTTTAATGCTTGTCTCTTTTTACCTATTGAATCATAAAAGAATTTACGTTCACCAGTTCCTCTAGGTATTTGTCCTTTAGGTACAAGCACTGACCAGTCTCCACTTTCTTCATATGCTTTTAATGATTCAGGTGTATACTTAGTTGCATTTTCTCTAATCCATTTCGTTTTAGCTGCAGACTTTGTATCAACTCTATCTAAGTATGATTTTGCTACATACTTTAAAGAACCATTATGACTACCTCCTAGCAGTCTTGAACCTAAATAAATTATCGCAGCTCGCTTAAGTTCTTTTGTATCAAATAAATCACCAAAGAATCCTTTAAGTGTAAACTCTGCATTTTGTTTATCTTTATTGTTACCTTCTTTACCAGTAGAAATAATTTTTTCTTTAGTTATGTTTGGTTTTTCTTCTACAATTGTTTTAGATTTTGAAGTGCTTGTCCAAAGATCCATTAACTTTTTATCATTTTTTTCAGATAAAGTAATTGTTTTTTCTTCTGGCTTATTTTTATTTTTTATTTCATTAATTTTCTTTTCAATTTTTTCATTAACAGAATCATTACCATCTATCTTTTGGCTTTCTAATTTTGTAATTTCTTTTTGATCATCTGCTGATTGTTGCTCAGATGTAATACGATCTTGTTTTGCTTTCCATGCTTTATGTGCTTTGTCTTGCATAACTGCCATATTAAATTCATTTATCTGTGCATCATAACGCTCTCTATTTCCGCTTGTTGCATATAGTTCTTCAATTTGATTTTTTCTATCTTCAGAAATTCTATTAGAGTTAACCGACTGCGGTTCACCTGTACTCGATATAATAATATCATTAAAGAATGTATCTTTAGTTTCTTCATCATTAGCAAAAGCTTGTTCAGCCTGCTGCACTTTATTTGGTTTACCTATTTGATTTGTCATTTGACCAGAAAACTGTGGTCGACTTTCATAAGTTTTTGGAAATGCTATTTCAGTTAAGCTACGATCTTCACCAGTATAATCTGCTACTCCTTTAGGTAATTCCCCTGGAGGTACAGCAATACCATCAAGCTCTGGTATTTCAAGATTTGGATTTCCATAGTCTACATCGTTTCTGTTTTTAGTAACTTCAGTTTCAATAGGCACATTATTATTTTGCATTTCTGCTAATGCTTTATTATAAGCTTTCAGTCTAAGAGGACTCATGTTATTAGGATTTTGTCCTTCAAAACCAGGAACTACAATAGTAGGTATAGCAAACTCATCATCGCTTTGTGGCAAGAAAGGATCATCACCTCTATTTAAATTTCCTTTACCTTCCCAATGTTGTAAGTTCCAAGTAGAAGGATCTAATACATGTGGTCCACCATGTGCATAATACACTGGTACATTACCACCCTCATTCATTTTTATATTAAGCAATTTATCATACCAACTTTTTTCTTCTTTTGGTTTAACTGGTTCTTGATATTTTTCTTCACCAGGAAATGATGTTCCTTCTAACATTGATTTAATCATCATAACTTTATTTGCATTAGTCACAGCTGTTGGACTTTTAGTATAAGGACCTGCATTATAAAACTGATACATAACATTCATTTCGTTATCAGGTGATTCAATAAAATCTTTTTGAAAACCTTTAGCACCTTTATTTGCATTAGCAACATAATTATCTTTTAATAATTGTAGGTATTGAGCTGATGCTTCTATATTTGCAATTGGATTATTTTGTACATCTTCAAACTTTTTAAAAGGAAACCTACCATACTTTTCTATTATATCATCAAAGGCTGGTTTTCTAATTTGTCCTAAACCAAAAGCTTTATTTTTTAAATTCTTATCTCCTTCTGCCGTAGGATTACCAGAACTTTCAGCGTATAAAACTGCTTTTAAAAAGTTAGGATTAAGATTATAACGGTCAGCCGCTTTATTTATAGTGTCATCAAATTTATTTATATTTGTAAAGTCAACTGACTCTTGCTTAAAATTTGTTGGCATACGATTTTCTTGTTGAAATAATTTATAAAGGTTTGGTTTTTTCATAGGTAAACCAGGTATAACCTTCATACCTCGTTCGGCATATTGCGGCATATCTTCTTGTATTTCTCTTCCATGATCATTCATTTGTTTAATGACTGGCCCATATATATCTGTTGCTTCTTTATTAACTACAAACTCACCAGGGGTTAACCAAGCAGGTACTGTATCTGTACCTTTAGGATCTCCAGGATGATCATACATAGGCATAGGTATTTGTTGCATAGAAGGTACATTTGCTTCTGTTTCAAATTCAAAGTGCATCATATTACCATGCCTATCTTTTTGAATAAACTTTTTTAAATTCATTACTTACCTCCAGAGCCTGATGATTGTGCATCATCTGCGTAGCTTGTTCCTGTTCCTTTTCCTTGACCAGCTGTTGCTGTTGAACTAGTAGTTCCAGTAGTACTTGTACCTTGATCTTGTTCGTCAGTTACATCTCCTCCATAT